GGTGAGGCGGTATTGTGCGTGGTTGTCACGTGTGTGTCTGGTACTGTGTGTGGTTTAAGTCTATCTGCCACATAGTCTAGGTACAATTGTATGAGGCGTTGGTTGTGTTTAGTATTCTTGCGAGGCATACGTACTCGCTTGTTCTTTCTGCTCATGTCATTCTCCAGTTGGTCTTATGTCTACACACTCGTGTGAGTGCATAGGTATAAGACCGTCACACCACCTCACGGTGTGACGGTGTCACGGTGTTACGCTGACTTAACAGCCTTCTCAGGTGCAGTCTGTGACTGCGTGTTGCCTACAGTACACTTGCGTAGGTAGTTGAGTGCCGCTTGAGCCTCGACCATGTTGGTCACATGCTCAGCTTTCAACTCGCGCTCGATTCTAGTGATGAGCGTGTCGATTGCCTTAGGGACATTCATCGCCGGTGTCTCGCCTTTCTCAGCAGGCTCGTGGTTGAACCACCACATGCTGATTGGTGCTACATGTGGCGCACCCTTGCCGGACTTAACAAACTTCACATTTTTCTTGCCTTCGTCTACTATCTTGACATTGGCGTGAGCCTTGATGAAGCCCAACATTGTGCGCTTGTCGAGTCCTGCATCTTGAGTGCAAGCCTTGTAGGTGCGCAGGATACCATCAGCGTTGCCCGACTTGGCGTACATCTCGAATGCGCAGATGATAATTTCTTGCGCTTGATTCTTGATGGCACGTCCACTGGTACGAATACCTGCCAGTGCGTCAGTTAAAGTTGCTGGTGTTACGCTCGTTTTTTGAAATGCTTTCATGATAATTTCTCCATTATCGTTAGGTTATTACATGACCACTCGACCGAATGACCATGCTGATAACCTCCCACCGACATACAAATTGCTAATAATTAATCGGCGGGCGTTATCTTTCTTTTCTCGGATACAGTTTTAGTACCCTCAGGGAGCGTCCGTTCTCCCTCTTTCGTTTAACCATGTTCTTGCTTTCATCTGTGAAGGCGCACATCTAGTGGTTAGTGACTTACTGCAATACGATACGCGCTTCAACAAATGCTTTCTAAGCAAGCCCGCTCTCATGTAATCAATCCTGTAAAACGCGACTGCGTACGGGAGGCTGTATCATAGCGAGACTAGGTAACTAGACGGCTTGTCGTTCACCGCTTTGCATCTACTCTCATATACTAGCCACCTTTTCTTTATTAATACCCTACCCCCCTACCCTACCTGACCGCCCGACCCATGTGCTTGTTTGGGTACCACATCGTCAGGTGGTTGGACTTTTATAACATCCTATGTTTTAATACCTCATCCCCGAAACCACAACAACGAGACCCAACCACATGCTAAAAGGATTCGAACAACGCGTAGAAATCCGCAGCCTGCAGGTATTCATGGCTGACCGTAAGATGAAAGCCCTGCCAGCAGACGAGCAGATGCGACTGACCAACCAGCACATCGCCATGAAAAATTATGCAACTATCCTGGGCGACCGCATCCAGAACTTTGCAGCACCGCTACCCGAGTAATCGCATAATGCCAAGACCTAACAGAAACATGAGGCGCGTGAGTATCTTCGTGCCCGGTGCCCATGCCGATATCGTGAACAAGCTCGCCAGGCGAAAAGGCCTTAACCCGTCAGACATCTACCGGGCCATGCTGAAGAGGTTCCTTGTGCAAGAAGTAAAAGCTGCTCAAACACCTGACACACAGGAAGCGAAACCACAGGAAGACAACGATGCTGGTTAACTCAGACCAGTATCTGCTGTTATTGGGCAGCCTCAACGTCGCACCGTCAACAGCGGGACCAGAGCAGATACGGTCATTCAGCTGGATGCCATATGGGCCGTTTGCAGACCAGACCGAGTGCATCAAGATGATAATGATGGGCACATACCACTATGACGAGCTTAAGATTGTGAAGCTGTCCCTACCATTGCTCTCAAGGCCTGACCGTGATACCGTGTTGTTAGACGAACTGACGGAGACCGCAGAAGTCTGCGAATTAGTAGATGAGCCAAACACAACAAAATAATCCCCCGGTAATACCTGACCTTGCGACAGTTTCTGTGCAAGATTTGCTCACGGACAGGGCTAACCTCCTGGCCAACGAGATAGCGGCTAATCTGAACACCGTTAAAGAAATTCTTGCGAAATACAATATCAAACATAAGGATTTTGCGCTCCTATACAAGACTCCGCAGTTTAAAGCGAAGCTCGATGCAGCAAGGCTCGACTGGGCGTCTGACCAGGGGCAGAAGATTTTGTTTGCCAAAAAAGCTGCGATGGCTGCAGAAGATGGCCTCATCGATATGTACAAGATAGTAAAAGATGCAACCGTGCCACCGTCTAATCGCATAACGGCACACCAACACCTGTCCACACTCGGTAATGTTATGCCCAGCAAAGCGTCAGGCGGTGAGGACAATTCGAACAAGCACAGTATAATTATCAACTTGCATCCGCCAGGGTCCAAGGAGATGAAGACGATAAATGCGACTGGTACGGTGATAGAACATGAACAGAGCGAGTAAACCGAACAGGCTTGATGTCTGGGGGAATTCCATGCTGAACAAGTGTTCTAGCCGGCTGCGGAATCGTCGGAAACGGTGTGCCAGCAAGAAGCGCAGGGTGATGCTCAATGTCAGCGCCTGACCGTGTGACCGCCTGATGGGTAAGAATTCGACGTTTAATTACAACCCGCCTGATACGCTCAACGACTTCATGTGGGACAACTCCAGGCTGAGGTTCATACGTGGGCCTATTGGCTCAGCGAAGTCGACTGCATGTGCCATGGAGCTGTTCAGGCGTGCGTGTGAGCAGGAGCCTGACGATGACGGGATAAGGCGGACACGCATGGTAATCGTGCGGAATACGCTGCCACAGCTCCGTACAACGTGTCTGGAGACCATACGGGGCCTGTTCCGGGACTTCATGACGTACAAAGTCAGTGAAAACAAGATAACGATAGAGGTGAATGATGTCCACAGCGAATGGTACCTGTTCAGTATCGACACGGAAGACAATATTAATAAGCTACTGTCATTCGAGATTACGATGGGGTGGATTTCAGAGTTCCGCGAGATTTCGCCAGAGATTGTCCAAGCAGTGTATTCTCGGTGTGGCCGTTTCCCGTCAAAAATCCATGGTGGTGCGACGTTTCATGGCATCGTCGCCGAGACGAACTCCTTTTCGGAGGATTCTCCTTGGTACGAGCTACTTGAGTTAGACCGTCCGAGTAACTGGGGCTATCACGTACAGCCCGGGGGAAGAGAGCCAGATGCTGAAAATGTTGAGAACCTGCCTGAGACTTACTATGAAGACATGGTTGAGTCCAATACGGAAGACTGGGTGGACCAGTATATCGATAACCATATTAGCGCTTCGCTCGCCGGGTCGGCCGTTTTTAAGAAGTCATTTGTGCCAGACTTCCACACCAGCGACACGCTCAATTTCATACCAGGCAAGCCACTCATCATTGGCATGGACACCGGACGACACCCAGCAGCAATCATTGGACAGCTGGACGCTTGGGGTCGAGTGCTTATTCATGCTGAAGCTCATGCAGAAGGCATGGGTATGGAAAATTTCATAAGTACCATATTGCGGCCTCTGATTGCCGAACGGTTTGGGAATGCATCGGTCTATGCGATAATAGACCCGGCCGGTAGGCAGCGGTCGCAAATCGGTGAAGAATCAGTCCTCGACGCCATAAAACGCATGGGGTTGTCTGCCCGTCTTGCCAGTACGAACAACATTGACCCGAGGCTAAGGGCCGTAGAAAAGTTGTTTTTAGCCAACATCGGGGGCAAGGCCGCAATACTAATTGATACACGATACTGCCCAACGCTCCTGAGGAGCCTGAAGCACGACTACAAGTACAAACGCAGCAAAGCGAGTAAGCAACTCGATGAAACGCCAGACAAGAACCACCCGGCCAGTGACCTGTGCGATGGGCTACAGTATTTGGCTCTGGGGATATCTAATTCCCTCATTGGACGAGAACTTCGTGCTGAGGAGTACGTACGAAAGCCAGCTATGCCTGTGGGTGCGTGGACATGAGCCTAACAGCAATACAGACTACCTTTGAGAAAGAAGAAGAAGCGTCTCGTGTAACACTGAACGAAGCGCTGGATATGAACCTACGTGAGGTTATCGTTATCGGCACAGGGCAAGACGGCCTAATCCACATAAAAGCCACAGTTGGTAAAAACGCCCAGGACAAAATTGGCGCCCTGGAGTTTGCGAAACTGGAAATATTTAAAAATTGGGATTGACACCACCTAACTCCCTGACATACACTCCAGGAAACCATCACTCGGAATTTATCCATGGCGTTAGGCCCGCTTAAGGTTGTCTCAGAAGGAGTGCTTCAAGAACAAGAAGAAGCTCAGCAGATAGTTGACGCCACAGAAAGTTCAAAAGATGAAGTTGCCGTCGAAACGATGGCCGGCTACATCGGCAAACGATATTACGATTTCAAGTGGCACAGACGTGACCAGAACCTTGACGAGCGGTATTTGCATGCCCTTCGTACGTACAATGGAGAATACCATCCGAGTAAACTCCAGGAAATCAAAGCATTTGGCGGGTCAGAAGTCTTTTCCCGCATCACCTCTGTTAAATGCCGCGGCGCGACCGCCATGCTCCGGGACATCTTCCTGTCCAGCGACCAGCCATGGCATATTAAGCCAAGCCCCGTTCCCGACCTGCCTGAAGATATTAATGCCTCCATCGATGAACTGATTGAATCAGAAGTCCAGTCAATGCAGCAGTCAGGCGCCGGCGTGGATAAGAATGCCATCGAGCAGAGACGCTCACAGCTAAAAGATGCAGCATATCGCGCTGGAATCAAAACAGCGAAGGACGCAGCGAAGCGCTCCGAGAAGAAAATGCAGGATGTACTACTCGAAGGTGGGTTTTACACGGCACTACACGAATTCCTAATTGATTTACCAATATACCCGTTTGCATGCATAAAAGGCCCCTTCGTACAGATGGAGCAGGTGAACAAATGGGTAGACGGTCAGATAACCTCGAAAGCAGTGCCCAAGATGTGTTGGAAACGTGTGGCGGCCTTCGACCTGTATCTCGACCCGGGCATAACGAACATAAAAGAAGGTGCGGTAATCGAACGCATCAAACTATCCAGAACCGACCTGAACAACCTGATAGGAATACCAGGTTACGACGAGGATGCTATTCGTGAAGTTTTACGCGACTACAACACGGGATTTAAGGATTGGCTGGAAGAACTCGAACATGAGAGGGCCACTCTCGAGGACAGGGAAGACCCGTACGACAACCGTTCGGAGTTAATTGACTCTCTTGAGTGGCATGGGCCCTTACAAGGACAGCTCCTCCTGGACCAGGGCTTTACTAAGAAACAAGTGCCAGATGCTGATATGGACTACTGGGTTGACGCCTGGATTATCGGCAAACACACCATCAAGGCACATATCAACCCAAACCCACGCCAGCGTCCTGCCTACTTCATGTCCAGCTACGAGACTGTACCTGGCACACCGATAGGCCATGGGGTCGCAGAAATAATAGACGATATTCAGTCTGTTGCTAATGCTTCACTACGCTCACTAGTCAATAACTTATCTATTAGCTCAGGTCCGCAGGTCGCCATAATCGAAGACCGCTTGCACCCAGCTACT